ATACCTACTTTTCTAAGTACTCTTTCTAATTCTCTGTTTTTTCTAATGAACGTACCTTTTGAAGTTTGTTCAGTAAATACGTTTGCTGCCCAAGGTTCAATACCTGGTGATACGTTACCTGCTAACTTTGAATTGGATACTGTTGGAGCTACTGCTCTTAGATGTGTGTTTCTCATTCCACTATCTCTACACCATAATGGTTCACCCATTTCAGTTGCCATATCTCTACTTGCTCTTTCAGATTCAATTTTCATTTGAGAGAATATCTTTCTCGTTTCAAACTGAGCTGGAAGTGAATCAAATGGAATACCTTTTTGTTGTAAGTATGTATGCCATCCTAATACACCTAATCCTAATGCTCTACCTTTTTCTGCAGAACGTACTGAGTTTTCAAACCCTCTCATATTCTTAGCTCTTTGTAAGAACTCTGATAGAATACCATCTAAGAACCAAGTTGCTGTATAGATTAAATCGGTGTGTTTCCACTCATCGTATTTTGATAGGTTCAATGAACTTAAACAACATACGAATGAATGATTCTCATCTGTATGTAATGTAATCTCAGAACAGATGTTAGTCATATGAACTTTTAATCCATTATTTTTGTATTGTTCAGGATTCTGTTTATTAACATTACCTTTATACATCACATATGGTTCACCTGTTGATTTTCTTTTTTGAAGTACTTTACCCCATTTTCTTCTAGCCTCATCATCACCATCTTCTAATCTTCTCATAAACTTATCACCAACAACTACACATTGGTGTAGATTTAATGCTTGTCGGTTTACATCACCTTTAGGTTCTCTGATTTCAATCCACTCATCAAAATCATCATGTTCGATGTTTAGGTTAACAGATGCAGCTCCTCTTCTTACCGAACCTTGATTGGTTGCGAGAATTGTTGAATCGTATATTTTACAGAATGGTACAACACCATCGGATGTTCCGTTTTGTGTAATGTTTGCACCAGCTGGTCTAATCATATTAATACCAACACCTACTCCACCACCATGTTTAGCGAGTAACATCATCTCTAAGTTCTTAGTACCGATATCCTGAATTGAATCAGCTACATCGATTCCAAAACAACTGATTGGTAATCCTCTATCTGTACCTGTGTTTGATAATACTGGTGTTGCGAGATTCAACCAACCCTTCCATATATAATCGAAGAACTTTGTTGCCATTTGAGGTTTATCTAATCTTCGTGCCGCTGTTGTTGCAACTCTCCAATAAGCATCTTTTGGTTTTTCACCACTTAGTAAGTATCCTTTGGAAATCGTTTTAACGTAAATTTCTGTGTTTGCCCAAGATGGAAAATCTACGTCTATTTCCCAATCAAATTCAGCTCCGTAATTCTTCATTGTTTTATGAACACTCCATTTTCCGTTTTACCTTTTCTATCTTTTATTTCGTTCCACGCAGCTTCTAAACACTCTGATGGGTGTAATCCTAACTGCATTGATAGTATGATTAGTGTAACGAAAGAATCTCCGATTCCATCTACTAATTCATCCCTATCATCTTTAAGGAGAGCTCCTGCAGTTTCACCCACTTCTTCCACAACCTTTAACATTTGTTTTGGGGCGTTTTCACTTTTTAAGATGTTCTTATCATCCGCCCATCCGATTACGTTTGTAATCAATTCATCAAAATTCATAACTTGTTTTTTTTTATTATTATTACCAAATATCGTTGAAATCTTCACCTTCGTTTGCCTTACTATAATCAGTAGGTCTAACTGCGAAGAAATCTGTATGAGTAGTACCACCTGTCAAATGATAGAACCAATCTAAATTAGATGCTTTCTTCTCACTAAATTCAAATGTAGGTTTGTAACCTAACTCTTCTAATTTCTCATTACCTCTCTTAGAGATAAATTCTTTTAAATCAGATGATTTTAAGTTTTCTAAATCACCTTGTTCAAATATCATATCAATGAACTTATGTTCCATTTCAATCATATACTTTGCTGCCTGTTGAACATCATCTTTAACTTCACTATGAAGTTCAGGATACTCATTACACATTTCTCTGAATAATTCACATCCCATTTTAGAATGTAATGATTCATCTCTTACACTCCATTTCATTTGCTGTCCAATTCCTTTCAGAAGATTTCTCATCTGAAAAGAATATAATACAGCAAAACTACTATATAAAGATACACCTTCTGCAAATGCTGAGAATATTGCTAATGACCTAGCTACTTCTTTTCTTGCTGTTGGATTCTTCTGTAAATCCGTATGTGTCCATTCAGCAGTAGTAGATGTTAGAAATTCAAATTTTTGTGCGATTGCAGGTTCGTGTAGGAAAGCTTCAAAATCTTCTAATCCCAAAGATTCGTTTAGGTATGAATATGCAGTTGCATGAATTGTTTCTTGCGAACCGAACATCATAGACATTTGTTTAATTTCGTGTTTTGGAAACCACTTAGTAACCATAGTAGTCCAATAATCAGATACTGCACATTCAGTTTGAGCAAATCCTAATAGGATATTACCAACTAAGTTCTTTTCTTCTGATGTTAGGTTTTCATTCCAGTCCTTAATATCACCCTGCATTGGTATCTCAGTATGTAACCAAAATGCCTGTGCTTGTTTTAACCAACCTTCGGTATAATATTGTGGATATTCAAATGGTTTGAATGGTATTCTTTCTGTAAATAATTGTTTCATATCTTGCTTTTTGTTTAATTTTAGTTAGGTTGGGTTACAATATATATGGTTTAAAAATCAATATCGCTATTCATTTCATTATATTTTTGTAACAAATTCTTTCTTACTAAACTCTCCCCTTTGTTCATATCACTTTGGGTTTTTTTACCATCAATGGAATCATCGGAATATATATCAATCCTACCGTTACTCATATTGGCTTTTGATGGTAGAGTCATACCATCTGGTCCAAATCTATTTTTTATTACGTGCCATCTACCTGTACCTGCTAACTTATCCTCAATCTTTCTACTTAGTGATACCACAAAATCTGCGGTCATTAATTTAGAGAATGAACCAGCTATTGAAGTACCTGTAATAACATCATTATCTGCTCCACTACGATTTATCTGAGATGCTGTAAATAGTGGAACTTCGTATTCACCTGCAATACCTCTCAATCCCTCAACAATCTCTTCTAACTCTTCGTGTCTTTCTTTTCTACTATTACCCTTTAATAAATCAGCGTAATCACATATAATCAAATCAGGAGATTTACCTTGTAGTTTAAGTTTATCTAATGATGCTCTCATAGTATTCAATCCTGCAGATTTAGTAGGCCAATGTTTCACAACAATATCACCACTTAGTTTCTCAACTTGAGTTCTTACTTCATCTATGTTAAATTTTAGGTTTGGTACAGGTATTCCAGTAAGTACTGAATCATACCTCTGTCCAACATAACCTTCATTAAGTTCTAATGTATAATGAATTACGGTTTTACCTGCCTTAGCAGCGGCCATACCAACATTTGTTAATGCCCAAGATTTACCAATACCAGGAGGAGCGGCGAATATTATTAATTCACCTTTACCAAAACCACCATCTACTAATTCATCAATTGCCGGCCATCCACAAGGAACTACATTTCTTACAGTTGATTCGTATCGTGCAACTATATCTTCTTTATACTCATGTCCAATATCAGTATCTTGTCCCGCTTTCATAGCGTTATCAATCTTTGATTTAATTACATCGAACTTATCATCACCTGCCTCACTTAGTAAGTCTACAGATTCTAATATAGCATTTTTAAAGGTTTGGTTTTTACAGAATCCTAACGATTGTTCTTTAACATAATCTAAATCATCTGATTCTAAACCGTTCCAAACTTGTTTTAGGTTATCTACTATAGATTGTTTGAGAACATCTCTCTCAACCTTATCTACTTCGTTTTTAAACACATCTAATGTTGGTAGTTGTGAAAAGTTATCAAAGTGAGATAGTGTTTTCGTTACTATCCATTCATTTGCATCAGAATCAAACATCTCAGGTTTAATGATATCATAAACCTGTTGTAAGAATATTCTATCTGATAATAGAGATGAGATTATCTTTATTTGAAACGAAGTACCAAATTTATTTCCGAATTTATCCATTGAGTATATATTATTGTACTAATATACGAATTATTGTCGTAACTACCAAATTATTTTCTAGTTTGTTTTGAATACTTATCCAAATCTCCCCAAGAGTTAACTAACCACGTTTCTACATTCTTAAAAGCGGTGTATAATTTATCAACCATAAATTCTTTTTTGAATTCGAATGAGTTTAGTTGATTAATTGGTGATTCTATTATCTTTCGTACATTTGAAGTAATAGATGCTCCCATTATTGGTTCTGATAACTGCATTAAATCGTAATTTAACTTCAAAGTATCAGTATTAGCTAATATTTTGGTTTTCAGTTTCTCATCATCCATTAGAGATACTCTTTCTAATAAGGTATCTAATGTTAATCCATCTGATTGTAGGAAATCTAATTTGTTTATTAGTGTTTTAGGTCCGATTCCGTTTACGCCAGGAATATTATCGGATTTATCACCATCAAAGATTCTGTAATACACTAAGTTTTTTGAAGGAACTCCATACAACTCTTTTACATCATCTTTATACATCATCTTCTTTTTAGTTGGT